TCTGCTTGGATAGTCATTGCTGTCACCTCGTCAGATTTACTGCGTTCATAATTCTTGACCGAGCGGGCAAGTTGCTAATTCATTTTTTCTACTTCGGCGATTGTTCAATCCATACCGCAGAGCACTCCTTGACTGTCCCCTTCATCTGATATTTAGGGCAAGGAGAGCTCTGCGCTATGGATTGATGCCGCTTAAAAAAGCGGCATCAGTAAATCTAAGGGAATTGCTCGCGCCTCCTACCGGGTCATTCGCCAGTTCGGTCAACACCTCGTCCGCCGTCGCAGTTCTGCGCGTTGGTAGCCTTTCGGGGCTATCGGATCGCCGGTCGCCAGTAGTGGCAGCGCGATTTTTTGTTCACCTGACTTCATCTCGCCCCACAGGTGTGGCCGGGGCTGACCTCCCAGCGTGAGCCGGGTAATCGTTTATGGCGCAGGTTGTTAAAGAGCGGCGGGTGTCTTGAGGCCCTTCGCAGCGGCTGCGTGTTGCTGCGATGAGTGCAAATTAACCGCCGGTTTCTTTTTCGTCAATACCGGCGGTTAATTTATTTTCAGGGGAATTTGGTTATGCTTTGGCTTTACTGTATGGATGTACAGCTGTCAGGAGCGAAGTAGATGGCGGTGGTAGAAGAACTGGATCAACCTGTAAGAGGCGCTATGTCTGGTCTTGAGCGCCTATCGCTCAGGGTGTCGTCGATGATCAATCACCCGGTAGCGCAGATTCAGCGATGGGTGACGATCCATCGACTGGAAACGGATGGACAGAGAGAGTGGGAGGAGGTGATGGGATTGTTGTCAGAGACGGAGTGCATAGACATGTCGTTCAGCGATGATGAATCAGTGACTCTCAGATGGGATGCGAATGTAGATAAGGATCGGCCAGTGAAGGTAATGGAGCCCGAGGACCAGCCTGCGCCGTTTTGAGGTACACAAAAAAGCCCGCTATTTAGGCGGGCCTGCTCGGTCTATTGGGTTGTTTCAGTTTGTAAGCTCTCCACTAACTCTTCTCTAGAGGAAGACGACAAGGAAGCACGCTGTGTTTTCAGTCGTTCCAGCAGATATTCATTGCTGATATCGAACTCATCGAAAATAGTTGGCCAGGTCTTGATATAGGTTTTTATTTTTTCGTCGCTTGTGATGAGCCCAGGCTCGCCATATACCTCGGAAGTTTTCAGCCTGCTATGGATCGAATAAGCTTCTTTTGAAATGTTTCGCCCTACCAAAATCAACTCAAATTTGGTGAGGTCACTATTAAATTCAGGATAGTGGCTCAAGATTGACGCGTATTCATCAAGCTGCTGCAGATGCTTGTTCTTGAGTGATACTCCCGGTCTTTTTATTTCGACTATAACGCAGCGAAAAAACTTGCGCCCTCGGGCGTCAAGTTGTAGTTTTTTTCTGATTAGAAGTAAATCTACTTGTCGATTCGCACCTTCGATTGTAACATCGCTCGATAAGTCTTCGATCTCGACTTCGTTTATGTTTTTTATTTTGGAACGTAGGTTTTTCGCTGTAGTAGTGAATGTGGCCTCTTCCGCTCCGAGAATTTCGTAAGCAGGACCAAAAAGCCATGTATTGTTTTCAATAATTTTTTGTAAGTCTGGAGTCTCCAAAACATCCTTGTAATGAATGTTCATGATCTCTTTCAGTTGGCTGATTGCAAGTTCACGATTCTGCAATAACTCAATCGTTTGAATGATATTGTCGAGTTTGGTTTTTTTTAATTGACTTGCGAGCTGTGTCATGGCTGCGGCATCCAGATTAAGTACGCTTTCGAGTACGTCAAATATGCCGCTATTTTCGTTTGAAACTGATAGTCTGTCTAATAATCTTATAATCAGTCGACGTTGAGTTTTATTACCGCCCACAAACAGCTTTGGCTCTCTAACTAATACAGCCTTAACAATTTCTTTTACGTGGGATAATCGCCATTTGGATTCGGCTTGATCAAGTCCTTCGTAATTCGGGAAGTCACCAGCCTTTTCAAACGCATCTATTTGTTCTTGTGCCTTGCTGACTAAAAAATCCGCGTAGCTATGCCTGAGAAAAGCATTCAAATCCCGAATTAGAACTCTGAAATCTTCAGTCGCCAAGAAGGATGTAAATGGTTCGGATAGCATGCTATCGTCTTTGACGTAGCGCTCTAAAAAAGGTGATTTTATGAATACCGATGTATAATAGTCTCTCTTTTTGTTTAGGCTGCTGTACTGTTTATAAATCGTCTTCAGTCTGCTTGAGATGAAGTACAGGTAAGATTTTTCTGCCCCGGGTTTCTCGTCCCATTGGACTAAGTCTACGTCAAATATCGCAGAGTTGGTTTTTATGGCTACGGAGGTTTTCGTGTGCGATAGAGGTAGTATTTTGATGCCGTTAATGGTGATTGTTTTTTCTGGCATCAATACAAGGTGTGGGCCGAATTCTTTGCTGAACTCGCCGATTAGGAAGCTATCGGTAGGAAGATTCTTATCAAAATTTGTTAAACTAACACATGTGCCCGATTCCGCCCGAGATAACAAAGTATGCTGCTCGTGTGGCTGAATTGTTTTACCATCTACTGCACTTAGGTTGCTGCTAAGAACCACAATGCGCGCATCGATGCCCTCGAATCGAGTGAACCATTTAGCCGTATGGCAAATCTTGTGAAAAGCTAACCTGCCGCGCCCTTGTGATCCATGAGAGTCGAATGAATCTTTTTTGAGTGAGTCGTTAAATCTGCGGAAGTTTTCGTCAGGTTTTTCAATGTTGATGCCAATTCCATTATCCAAAATGGTAACGGAAATAGTTCCCCCTGTTTCGGAACTCTCTATCTCTATCTGAACGGTCGTTGCTCCAGCATCAAGACCATTCCAAACTAGCTCTGCAAGAGCATGCCAAGGCTCAACATTCTTAAAGTGCTTCGTGATGCCGCTGTGTGTAATGGTATTCGATCCAGAAAAGTCTCGAGCGACAAAATCCATAGTCAATTCATCATCCTCAGCGTTTGCGCGTGCATCGCGCGTATAGGTTACTGCATCATTTCTGCATTCAAACTAAATGAGCATTCCAGACCAGTAATACTCTCGCCTGTATGAAAGTTTCATCCGACCTAATCGTTTGTGGCGGATGACGATCATTGTCGGAAATCATCTTGATCTGATCGTCACCAACCCACTGAAGCCTCTTGATGTAGAGATGACCTTCCCACGAAAACATGTAGATCCCATCCCCCACGAATTCCCGGATGCTGATGTCGACCAGCAGCGGGTCGCGATGCTTGATTGTCGGCGCCATCGACTGGCCCCATCCGGTCACGATTTTCAGGTGAAAGTGCTCTTTGAACTCAATCCCCATTTCCCGCAGGTGCTGAGGGCTCACCCGGACATCCTGCAGCAACTCTGGATAGTCGTGGGGGATTTGGCCGCCGCCCATCGCAGCGCGGACGTCATAGTGCGCGATCCATACCTCATCACCCACAACGCCAGGTCGGTAGTAGTCAATATCGATGGCGCCGCCGGCATCATCCGCTTCAGCGGCTGCCATCAATCTTTGCCTTGCAGTGTCAGTAAGCCCTTTGCCCTGGTTATCGAGCATCTGGCGGACCATATCAGCGGCGGAAAGCGTCGAAATCGATGGCGCTTCGGCGACACTTGTCAGCCCGCTGATCTCACGCGCAAGTCGCTTGCTGAAGCGCTCGACTGGAACACCAAGTAAGCGCGATAGAACCGCAGCAAACTTGGCGTTCAGAGGATTCGTTCCATTCAGGTACATCGCCACCGCGGCGGCTGATATATCAGCCTCCGCAGCAAGGCTCGCCTGGGTCAATCCGAGCGCGTTCTTTTTCGATACGAAAAGCGCCTTTGCGGCGTCGCACTCGGCTTTCAGTTCTGGGGATAGCTCTTTTTTTCTGCTCATCCTTGAAATTTAACCGTTGGTTAATTTTATTGCGGCAACCGCCGGTATTGCTAGAAAGCTAACCGCCGGTTAATATTTGGTCTAACAAAGTCTGCTGAGGCAATGACATGAAAAAGACGCCACTGCCAGAACTGGTTGAGCGTATCGGTCAGTCCGCTGTCGCCAAGGGCCTTGGTGTAAGCGCTCCAGCCATTTCCAAAGCCTTGAAAGCGGCCAGGGAAATCCTGGTCATTGAACATGAGGACGGAAAGCTGACAGCGGAGGAGGTTCGTCCATTTCCGTGCCAGCTTCCAGTTCAAAGAACTGCCGCCTGAGATTCCTGTCCGCCGTTCCTTGAGCAAATGATCGCGCCGCTGGTGGCGCAAAGCCACGTAACAAATTTCGAGGTGTGACATGCAGGAATTGATGAAGGCGATCTACGACGTGGTTGACGACCATGGCACCAAGAAGATCGCCGAAGGCGCTGACTTCAAGTCACGGACGCTTCTTTCCCAGAAGGCAAACCCGGACTACGACACCCACCGCATGAACGTGGAAGAGCTGCATCGGATCATGAAGTTCACCCAGGACTTCCGTCCGCTCAAAGCATGGGCGGAGGCGTTCGGTTTTGACCTGGTTCCGAAGGAAAAGCCGGAAGGCATCAATCTCAATGCCGCACTTCTGAGGCTGCACGCTGATCTTGCCGACGTTACCCGGCTTGCGTTCGACGCACAGGCAGATGGGCGCGTCTGCTCGGTCGAGAAAACGAGCCTGCTTAAGGAAGCTGAGGAAGTGATCGTCAGCCTGGAAGTGTTCAAGCAATCCGTGAAGGCGGCCTGAAGTTCAGACACAAAAAAGCCGACGGTCGAGGTCGGCTGATTCGTAAAACTAGAGAGGCCCGATTATGCAGAGCCAAGCCAATTCGAGCAATACCCCGAACAATGTCGCGACACGTTTTAAGAATTCTCAAAACGTGTCGCGAGCTTTTGTCTTTTCCGTTCACGTCAGGAACACCTGACATGCAGTTCACCGACACGATCTTTCAGGTGAAGGCATTCACGCTGGGTGTGAGCTCTCAGCAGGTCTTGCTCGTTGCTGGAGGTGCTGCATGAGCATGGGCCTTATGGTTGCCGCGATGAAGCTTCGCGTCGGCAATCCGCTTCGCAAGCTAGTGCTCATCAAGCTGGCAGACAACGCCAGTGATATGGGGGAGTGCTGGCCGTCCTATCAGCACATCGCCGAACAGTGCGAGATCAGCAAGCGTTCCGTAATGAACCACATCACCGCGCTGTGTGAGTCAGGGCTGCTGCGCAAGGAAATCAGGAAGGGTGGGCCGAAAGGCAATTCGTCGAATGTTTACTTCCTGACCCTCGATGGTGGTGCACCTCCTGCACCAGGGGTAGTGCAGCAGATTCACCAGGGTAGTGCAGCAGGTTCACCCCCTAGTGAACCTCCTGCACTAGGGGGTAGTGCAGGAGCTGCACCCAGAACCAGTCACTCTTCTGAACCAGTCAATGAACCGGTCATTGAACCAATTGCACCCCCGGCTTCCGCCGAGGTGGTGCCGGCTCAGTCTCGCAACCTGGTGCTGGTGGTTGATCGCGTCGATGCTCCAAGGGTTGAGATCCCCGCTGACATGCCGGGCCCCAAAGACCAGTCCTGCAAAACCTTCAAGGTCTGGGCTAACTACGCCATGGCCTACCGCAAGCGCTACAGCACCTGGCCGGTTTGGAACGCCAAGGTTGGTGGCCAGCTCGGCCAACTGGTCGACCGGCTCGGCGCCGATGTTGCTCACCACGTCGCGGCTCACTACCTGAAGACCAGCGACGCCGGCGTCCTGCGCAAATGCCACAGCCTCAACGAGCTGCTGGCGAACGCCGAGAGCTACCACACCCAGTGGGTGACCGGTCAGCGCATCAACGGGACCACCGCCCGCCAGATGGAGCGCACCGAGGCAAATGTCTCCGCTGCCGAGCAGGCCGCGCAAATGGTCTTGGCCAAGCGCCAAGGGGGAGAGCGCAATGAATACCTCTGAAATGAACGATCACCAGGTTGCCGGGCTCGCCGCTGCGATCTGCGCCACCGCCGAGGCCATGGGGCAGGAAATGAACCCAGGCACCGCGGCGATGATGGCTGAAGACCTCTGCGCTTACTCGGTGCCCACCGTGAAGGCCGCACTGAAGGCCTGTCGCTTCGAGGTGAAGGGCAAGCTGGCAATGGCCGACATTCTCCAACGGGTGCAGGCCGCCGACGGTCGCCCGGGCAAAGACGAAGCTTGGGCAATCGCAATGACCACGAACGACGAGTTCGAAACCGTGGTGCTGACAGACGAAATCCAGCTCGCGCTGGCTGCTGCAAAACCTGTCCTCGACGCCGGCGACAAGGTCGGTGCGCGCATGGCGTTCAACAGCGCTTACGAGCGACTGGTGGGACAAGCCCGGGAGGACAACAAGCAGGTCAACTGGCACGTGTCTGTCGGCTTCGACGCCAACCGCCGCACGCAGGCGATTACCAAGGCCGTACAGATGCAGCGCATCCCACAGGAGCGCGCCCAGCAGTACCTGGCCGACTTGAGTGTCGCGCCGGTCACTGAAGACGGGCGGGCGGTTGCGGCTCTGCTCACCGGCGAAGTCACGCGTCCGTCTTCGAAGCTTCGGGAAAGACTCGCTGCGGTGAAGGACTCGATGCTCGCCATGCGTAAAGCATCAGCAGAGGAACAAACAGAACTGCGAATTCTGGCAGCCAATGAACTGGCGGATCGCCGGGCGCTGCTTATTCAGCAGGCCGAACAATTGAAAGCAAGGAGCGCGGCTCAATGAACATCGATAAACAAAAACTCCAGAAATTGCTCTGGGCTGAAGCCGCGTCATACCGCGCAGATTGCGCGAACTGGAAGCGTAATACTGAGGCTCTTGAGGACTTCCTTGGCGAGAAGACCGTGGAGGAGGTGGCACTGGAGCTGTTGGCCGAGAACGAACGACTTACACAGCAACTCGGTGTGTTGATCGAAGGGTTGCCCAACAAGGTGGCCGCCCATGGCTGACAGAATCTCCGTGAACTGCCAAGCGCGGCTCTCCGAGGCCATCACCAAGCTGAGCACCATGTACCGCGACAAGAAGTTCGTCGTGGTGTCGCTGCGCCCGGGCAAGGACCGCACGCTCGACCAGAACCGTCTCTGGTTCGCCATGTACAAGCGCATCTCCGAGATGACCCAGATCGGCGATGAGGCCGACGCCCGCCGGTACTGCAAGCTGCACGTTGGCGTGCAGATCTTGCTGAACGAGGATGCCGGGTTTCAAGCGGAGTGGTACCGCGTCATGCGCCACCTTCCTTACGAGACGAAGCTGGCCATGATGGGAGGCTGCCATCTGTTCGGCCCGGACGGGTTTCCAGTGACCAGCCTTTTCAATCGGGCCCAAGGCGTGGCCTACACCGACCGTATCGTCGCGCGGTTTGCGCATCAGGGCGTGTACTTCGATGATCTGCTGAGTCAGGAGGCCGCATGACGATTGAACGGAAGCAGCCCAGACCAAAGAAATGCCGCGTTGCTACTTGCAGGGCCTCATTCGTCCCATCGCGGATGGGTCAGGCGGTATGCAGCCCGGCATGCGCACTGATCGATGCGCCGAAGAATCAGGACAAGGCCCGCAAAGCCATCGCCCAGCGCGACCGCCGCGAGATCAAGGTCCGCAAGGAGAAGTTGAAGAGCAGGGCGGATCACCTGCGCGAAGCCCAGGCCGCCGTGAACGAGTACGTCCGCCTGCGTGACGCGCATCTGCCGTGCATCAGCTGCGACTCGATGCCGAACGACAGCGACCTCATGACCGGCAGCCGCTGGGACGCCGGCCACTACCGTTCCGTCGGCGCCTGCCCGGAACTGCGCTTCGAGCCGCTGAACATCCACCGGCAGTGCGTGAAGTGCAATCGCAACCTGTCCGGCAACGCGGTCGAGTACCGCATCCGGTTGGTGCAGCGCGTCGGCGCCGAAACCGTGGCTTGGCTCGAAGGGCTTCATGAGCCCCGCAAGTACACCGTCGAAGAAATCAAAACCATCAAGGCCGATTACCGGGCCAAGACCCGCGAACTGAAGAAGGGGCAGGCAGCATGAAATTGATCAACGCACGTCAAGCGTGGACAGACGCACAGCATGAGTCGAACGCCTCAATCAGTGCTGCAGCGGCTGACCGGGCAAAATCCGCGACAGTCGTCCGGAAGGAGAAGGCCGCGCTTCGAGAGGTCATCTTTGCCGCCCAGGGCGAGGACAAGGAAGAGCGCATCATGGCCGTGCGCCAGAAGATCCACATTGCCGAGACGCGCCGCACGCCTATTGGCCGCTCAACGCATCGAGCTGCGCACCTGGTGACCATGGGGAAAGTGCAGAAGGCAATCGAGTCGCTGCCGTTCCAGGTACAGCAGTTGGGGCACTACCTCTACCACCCGAGCATGACCGTAGTGCACATGCTCAACGCCGAGAAGCTGATCTGGTCGGATACTGACTTTAGTGCGCTCACTGATGCCAAGGCTGCGAAGGTGCACTGCCTGATCACCTGCGCCCTGCAGTCTTACAAGGCCGAGGCGAACGGGGGTGATGCATGGGGCCCAGCTCGGGTGTCTGACGCCATGATGAAGCTGTACGGAGTCGCTATCCAGCCCAAGCACTGGGGTCGCGATTGGCTCGACATCTGGAATTTCCTGCGGCAAGCCATCAAGGAAGTGGATATTCAGGCGCAACAACCGGTATGGCAGGTTATTCACGCAGAAAATTCAGAGGATGCGGCATAAAGGTGTTGCCATGGTGGGGGATTTGATGTACTTTTTCCACACTGCGCAACTTACCTCCAGCGCACGACAACTTCGAAACCTGGCCACCTCGCCGGGTTTTTATCGTGTGATACCACTATGCTACTGTCTTGAGCTTCATTCTGAACTGACAGCTAAAGGTAAGGACGCATGAGCATAGACACTGAGATGTTGATGGGCGCTGTGGAGCAAACTAAAGACATCGTTCATGGCATGTCGAAAGATTTGCAAGTGGATGCCGGAGCTGTTGCTGGCACTTACAACATCATGATGAACGCCGCTGAAAAGCCCAATGAGTATGAATTCAACGAGCTTGAGGTTGCCCTTGAGGAGCAAATCATCGCGGGTAGGCTCAACGGTAGCGTCAGTCGCCACGAAGGCAGAATTGTGAAAGTAGTGGTTTATTGATTAGCGACTGCAATAGAAATTCTTCAAGCCTCGCCATTGTGCGGGGCTTTTTTTCGCCTCGAATTTACCTGTAGCCAGGACAGCCTTCGGGAAGGCCTGGACGTCGATAGCCGGATAGTGAGGCGTACGGAATTGGCGACGGCATTCAATTTGTAGCGCAACGGATTCGCCCTACACGTTCGCCAGCGCTGATAATTAATGGTGATGCTACTATGGTGGCCACCACAAATTTTGGGCTTAGAGGGATCTTATGCAGTCGTTTTTGTCAAAAACTATTTGTGGGCTGACAGCCAGTTATTACCTTCGACAGTTGTTTTTTGGCGTACTTGTCGCTGCCTTCTTCATTTTCATGAAATCGAGGGCGCCCAGCGGTATCGATTTTGCCAACGTTGCGCTTTCCATCGCTAGCGCTCTGTTGTATCCGTACTCGCGTTTTGTGTATGAGAGCATTGTGGGTTTTGTACTGGGCACTAACGTGTTCTACGTCAATGCAGGACTTATGCTCGGAGTGAAATTCATCACGATGTTCATCTGCTGGTTCTTGGCAGTGTTCATCGCGCCTTTGGGTTTGTTGTATCTCTACTGGTATCACAGTCGGCATCAAGCCAACTAAGACAAACCGATCCGACTAGCACCAAGCCCTGGCATTCGCTGGGGCTTTTTTATTCTTCACTCCCTGACGGGGAGGAACCGAGATGCCAAACATGCCAGACAAACCAGACACATGGGCGATAGCGCTTGCGTGGTTGAGCCAGCATTCGCCGATCCTCTATGCGGCTGCGCTGTCCTGCTCGATGTCCGTCCTTCGGATCGCCTGCGGTGGCAGTATACGCCTCTAGCTTGTGCAACTGATGTTTGACCAGGCCGGAGTGGTTGATAGACTCTGCCTGCGCCCAGTTGGGCGAGTATTGAGCGAAGGACGGGAGGCAGAGTGACGGAGCAAGAAGCGAAAGAAATTTTGGGACTTATAGAGCAAGATTTGAACAGCCAGCAGGCACCGGCCGTGAGTGTTCAGCAGATCGAAATCCACCACGCAGGATTGTGGGCTCGTTTGCAGCAATCTGCGGGCGCCAACTACCGTCATACCGCGTCAGGCGTCACTCTTTACGGAATTCCCGCAGCGCTTGGCGCTAAGCGCGATATCCCCTACACACTCCACTTCACAGCATAATGGCGGCGGTCATGACCAATCGAGAATTGCTGGAACTGGCGGCAAAAGCTGCTCGGATAATTCGGCCTGACGAGTTTCTAGCGGAAGAGTCGAGCCCTTTCTACGAAGGTGAAAAGGATCCGCTTGAAGGATGGGATCCGCTGAACAATGACGGTGACGCGTTCCGCTTGATGACGAATCTTCGAATTCGACTCATGTACCCTGACTTCAACGCTTGCGGCGATTCGGTTTTGGGTACTAGCCCTGAGGTTGGTGGATTTGTTGCCGAGGAGCCGCTAACACCTGACGGCTACCGATTGGCAGTTGTGAGGGTAGCTGCAGAGATAGGAAAATCCCTGACTTGACGCTGACGTGCAGGTTTCGAACTGATTACTTCAGTTCGAGAAGTTACGTCCAGCTCCCAAAAACCCGCCAACAGCGGGTTTTTTCTTGCTTGGAATTCTCCGTCATAGCTTCAGTGGTAGAGCCTCCTTGTAAGCGGATGGCCCGGGGCCGAATCCTCGTGGCTACACCAGTTTGCTTGTAGTCAGGACAGTCCTTCGGGAAAGCCTGGACATCGATAAGCCGGACAGTGCGAAGTATGGAATCAACGCCGGCAGCCCGCGCAGCCTGACCTCACCACTTGCTTCAGGGTGGCGCGAGACTGGATCAGCGAGATCGATGCATCGGGGCGTCGACGTTGAGAAGGCCTTTGGCGGACAGCGCGGAAAGACGCGCGCACCAATTCAGGGCCTCTGCATTCGCAGGGGCCTTTTCGTTTGAATCATGCACACGGAGTCGAGCGCATGGAGTATTTGCAGCGCCTGCTCGACAAGATCGACAGGTTTGAATTGCTGATCGCAGGACTGGTCGGCGCTGTCGTCGCAAGCTGGTGGCACAAGGACG